ACCTTTAATATCGATGTTGCTAAGGTTCTTCGCTGCCCAACCTGACCAATTAAACTCGTGGTCTAAATTGATACGAGCGCCGTACTTTTTATACTTGTAAGTAGCAACAATATCGTCGATATCTTTCTCTGATATTTCGCGACCATCTACCGTTAACCCCATGGCGGCAATGGCAAGTGGAATAGTGCGTAATTGAGCCATGTAGTTTCCTGTTTAATGTCAAAGTAAATCTAAGTGAGAGCAATTTTGCCCTCTGAACAGGCCTTAATCCATCACATTAAATCCGCTAAATTCCGATCTTGGCGAAAGCGGAATAACACGGAAATCTTGTTAAAGAATTACCTGTTTTAGGGTTATAAACTTGGCGCTTGTTCTTACCAACAGGCCAGTTATGAAACCGAGGACTCCCCGATATACACCCGAAATGATTAAAACGGCGCGTGACCATTATGTTTTTGGTGGGCTGACGTTTGATGAGATTTCAGAAATTGACGGTATGCCAAGTGCCCGTTCTTTACGACGTTGGGCGGATGATGGCAGCTGGAATGAACTGTGCCCGTCACTTAATGCCGAGACGGCTATTGCACGGCGTATTGTGTTATTGGCAGATCGTGACGTTAAAAGTGAAGCGGACTATAAAGAACTGGATTTTCTGACCAAACAACAATGTGCGTTAAATCAGTCTCGCTTGCCCAGTGCCGGTATCACGAAGAAATACGGTAATGCACCTGCAGCTGCTGCGCCCCAACATGAACAAACAGGCGAGCGAACCAGTAAAAGTAAGAAATGTCAAAAGAAGATTAAGAATGATGTGTCTAGTATCACCAAGGAAATGCTCGATACACTCAAAGACAACCTGCTCTACCCGCACCAATTACATTGGTTTGAACATCAAGATTACCGTAGCCGGTTCATATTAAAGCCGCGTCAGATTGGCGCGACTTTCTATTTTGCGTTTGAAGCATTTTATGATGCGATTGTTAATGGCCGTAATAAGATTTTCATTTCAGCATCACGGGACCAGGTTGAGATATTCAAGGCCAATATTATTGCCTTATGTCGTGAACAGTTTGGTATTGAGCTAAGCGGCTCACCACTGACTATGCGTAACAAGGGCAAGACGACAACACTGTATTTCAAATCAACCAATGCCCGTACTGCACAATCGGCGTCTGGTGATTTGTATATTGATGAAGTGTTTTGGATCCCGAAGTTTAAAGAATTACGCAGTCTTGCCCAGGCAATGGCGACCCATAAAGATTTTCGAATTACCTATTTTAGTACGCCGTCGGTGACCAGTCATGAAGCTTATGATTTGTGGAATGGTCGCTGGTACCGAAAAACCAAAGCCTGTAATGATCCCGAGTTTGCTATTGATGTTAGCCATAAGACCTTAAAGGATGGTCGGCTTTGTGAAGATGGCATTTGGCGTCAAAAGCTCAATGTTTATGATGTGGTGAAACAAGGCTTTGACCGCATTGATATTAGTATTTTGGAAAATGAATATTCTACCGAAGAGTTTAACAACCTCTTTATGTGCAAGTTTATTGATGATGCCCACAGTGCGTTTAGCCTTAAACAACTGATGGCCTGTGTTGGTAATAGTAAAAAATGGACTGACTTTGACCCGAGTTGGCCACGCCCTTATGCCATGAAGCCGGTTGTTATTGGTTTTGACCCTGCGCGAACGCGAGATATTGCTTCGGTCGTGGTCTTGAGTTTACCGCTTGGCCCTGATGATAAGTTCCGTTTGTTGGAATCACTGAATCTCAGTGGTAACGATTTTGAAACCATGGCCAGTGAAATTAAAGAGCTCACGCTTAAATACCATGTTGTGCATATCGGTGTTGATACCACCGGCATGGCTTGGGTGTGTTTGAGTTAATACAAAAGTTCTTCCCGCTGGCGATGCCGATTCATTACAACCCGCACAACAAAAACAAGATGGTGATTAAGGCGCTTAATGTCATTGGTAAGAAGCGTTTTGAGTTCGATGAGAATTCGGTGATGGTTGCCAGCAGCTTTATTAATATTCGCAAAAAGGTAGTTGGTGACCAGATTAGTTACGCTACCAATCGCACTGCAGCAACAGGCCATGCAGATATTGCCTGGGCAATCATGCACGCCATGATTTACGAACCATTATCTGGTGACAGCTCGAGCACCAGAACGTCAATAGGATTAGATGCCGCATAATGAATTCAACTAAGAGTACGACCACAGAACCGATGAAAGACAAATCCATCGATACCTTTAGCTTTGGCGACCCTGAGCCGTGTTTAGATAATCACATGACTGAGTATATTGGCCTTTACGCGGATATGGACGGGTTATATTCGCCGCCTGTGAGTTTGTCTGGACTGGTTAAGTTGCTGCGCGTTAATGCCCAGCATGGTCCTATTTTATATTTTAAACGCAATATGATTTTGAAATGGTTTAAGCCTAATACGGTGTTGAGCCAGCGCACCTTTAAGAAGTTTGCGTTTGATTATTGTTGGGCGGCGAATGCGTATTTTCAGGTTATTAAAAATACGTTCGGTCATGTGATTAAGCTAAGGCATTTACCTGCGTTATCGATGCGCTATACCTCAACACCTGGTGTTTATGCCCAGCGCCTAAGTAATGGCAAGGTGCTGCGGTTTAAAAAAGGCGAAGTTATTCACCTAAAAGAATACGACCCTAACCAGGGTATTTATGGAATCCCCCAATATTATGGCGGTATTCAGTCTGCTCTTTTAAACGAAGATGCCACCCTGTTCCGTCGTAAGTATTACAAGAACGGCGCACATATGGGATTTATCTTCTCGATGGCCGACCCTAATTTGTCTACCGATGATGAAGACGAGTTGAAAAAAGCGATCAAAGATTCTCGCGGTGTGGGTAACTTTCGCAGTCTATTTATTAATAACCGCAGTGGTAAGGCTGATGCCGAAAAGGCAATCAAGATTATTCCGGTGGGTGATATTTCTACCAAGGATGAATTTGAGCGCATTAAGAAGATGACGCTAAACGATATGTTGAGTATGCACCGCGCCCAGGAAGCGTTAAGCGGGCAAACATCGGGTGATAGTCCGGGCTTTGGTGACCTGGATAAAATAACCCGGGCTTATTACAACAATGAAGTGGTTCCGATGCAGCAGGACATGCTGGAAATTAACGAGTATTTACCTGCTGCACTGCATATTAAATTTGCAGAGCCAGCTTATTCCGACTTAAACCCGAGGAGTGAAGACTGATGGAAGAACTGATTGTTTTTATTCGCCAATGGGGGCAGCTGTGTTTGTTGTCGTTATTGGCCGCCGCAACGCAAATGTATATGTCTGGTACACGGATTACTTTTTTTCATTATTTCATGTCGGTGCTGATGGCGATTTTGTCGGCGTACATTGCGGACAGCTTTTGTCGTTGGCTTGGATTAGATGAAGGGTTAAAGACTGGCATTATTGGTATTTCCGCGTATGTAGCGCCGCATCTTTTAACGGGGGTTAATGCCCTGGCGAAAGCGGTATCAAAAGACCCTAAACACTTTTTAGATATTATTATGAGGAACAAATCATGAAATGGATAACGTCACTGTTTAGTTTTATTTCGGCACCGATTGCGGATTTGTCAGGTAGCTATCGTGAGCGTAAACGTATTGCTGCAGAAATGGCGGCATCGATTGCGACTGCAGAAGGTAACCTTAAATTGGCAAAGTTAGACGCGGAAGCTAAACGGTTAGCTAACCAGGAAGGTAACGACGCTGATTATGATCTGCAGGTATTGAAGAACCGGCGCGAATCGATAATGGATGAAATCATTATTACGGTGTTTTTGGGGTTGTTCATTGCGCACTTTGTGCCACAGCTGCAGCCGTATATGGCAGCTGGTTGGCAAGCCATGGGTTATAAAGGCGCGCCCTGGTACTTTGAATTTGTGATTGTGGGTATTGCGGTTTCTACCCTTGGATTGATGCGGCTGTTTCGTGCGTTTTGGGGGAATAAAAATACTAAAGGGGTTGGTTAACGTTACCTGCTAAGTAAATATGAGATAGGCTATTAATGATCTAAAGGAAAGCCGAACACCAATGAGATTGTGTTCAGCTTTCTATCTTATAACCAAAGACTATCTTTATTACAGGATTATTTACCGAACATATCTGTCGTGTCTATGCCTGTTAAATCCCATGAATCCACATTGCTTTTCTCAAATGCTTCAGCTCCAGCAAACATTTTAATCATAGTAATCACACTAGATATATCCCAGCGGTTAATATCTTGGTTAAATACCTTAGTATAGCTGAACATGTCGCTCATATTGGTCACGCTAGACACATTCCAATAACTAATATCTTGGTTAAATGCCGCTGCTCTATCAAACATTCTGCTCATATCAGTCACGCTAGAGGTATCCCAATAACTAATATCTTGATTAAATACCCAAGTATAGCTGAACATTGAGTGCATATCAGTCACGCTAGATGTATCCCAATAACTAATATCTTGGTTAAAGGCCTTGGTACCGTTGAACATGAAGTTCATATCAGTCACGTTAGATGTATTCCAACGGCTAATCTTTTGGTTAAATGCAGAAGCAGAGCTGAACATGGAGTACATATTAGTCACGTTAGATGTATTCCAGCGGCTAATATCTTGGTTAAATACCTTAGTACCACTGAACATATAATGCATATGAGTCACATTAGATGTATCCCAGTCGCCAATATCTTGGTTAAATGCCTTAGTACCACTGAACATATTTGACATATTCGTCACATTAGATGTGTCCCAGTCGCCAATATATTGATTAAATATTTTGCAATCCTTAAACATAAAGCTCATATCGGTCACGCTAGATGTATCCCAGTCGCCAATATCTTGGTTAAATTCATAAGCACGGTAAAACATACTGCTCATATTGGTCACGTTAGATGTATCCCAATCACCAATATCTTGGTTAAATGTCTCAGCCATATAGAACATAGCTGACATGTCAGTCACTTTAGATGTATTCCAATAACCAATCTCTTGGTTAAATGCCTCAGCACCCAAGAACATATAATGCATATGAGTCACTTTAGATGTATCCCAGTAGCTAATATCCTGGTTAAATGCCTCTGCCCCCACGAACATGTATGACATATCAGTCACATTAGATGTATCCCAATAACCGATATTTTGATTAAATGTTTTGTTATCCTTAAACAGCTTACTCATATTTGTTATATTTGTTGTTACAACACGAGTCACATCATCACCATCGGCAATCATCTTGCGCAACATAGCTTCATCTACAACGGTATATACTTGCCCATTAACAAGGCCAGTGTCGTTAACTTTCGCTGATGATGGCGCAACAATGGCTCCACTCATTTTGGATTTGTAAAACGCACTTACATTTTCGCCCGCGTGTGCATTAAGTGACATTGCAGCTAGAAGAGCAACAGTCAGTATTTTAAACTTCATAATAAAAATTCCATGTATACACCCTGATTATTGAGGTGATGAAAATTGTAAAAAGTAACTCCCCGCATAGTCACAACGAGGTGTTAAGCTTGGTAAGTCATTGTATAATAAGTTTGTTTTTCATGCTGACTAAATTGGTAGGTGCTTTAACTGATTGGGTAGGTGTTTTAACTAGGTATCAGTTACTCTGCCTTTGAAGTTAAATGTATAGGGATTTTCATTAAAACAAAAAATGAGGGAAATGCTCTCGCTATATTGGAATCGCCTGTCACTTCGTGACACAATTTTGTGACTGTGGGAATTTCGGTTTCAACATTGGGGTTGATGCGATTATTTAGGGCCTTTTGGGGAAGTAAGAATTCTAAAGGGGCTGGTTAACGCTACCAGCTAAGTCAATGTGAAATAGGCGATTAATAATTTAAGGGAAAGCCAAACCCCAATAAGATTGGGTTCAGCTTTCTATCTTATAACCAAAGACTATTTTTATTACAGGCTTATTTACCGAACATCTCTTTCGTATTTACACCTGATAAATCCCATAAATCCACATTGCTTTTCTCGAATACGTCAGCATGACAAAACATTCGACTCATATTTTTCACTTTAGATACATCCCAAAGGTTAATATCTTGGTTAAATACCTTAGTGTGACTGAACATATAATGCATATCAGTCACGCTAGATGTATCCCAATAACTAATATCTTGATTAAATGCATTAGTATAAATGAACATATAACTCATATCAGTCACGCTAGATGTATCCCAATAACTAATATCTTGGTTAAATGCCTTAGCGCGGTAGAACATTGCACTCATATTCGTCACACTGGATGTATCCCAATAACCAATATCTTGATTAAAAAACTTAGTACCACTGAACATTGAATCCATATTCGTTACGCTAGATGTCTTCCAACGACTAATGTTTTGGTTAAATGCATAAGTGTAACTAAACATTGACTTCATATTAGTTACGCTAGATGTATTCCAACGGCCAATATCTTGGTTAAAATTATTAGCATAAGCGAACACCCCCTCCATATTAGTTACGCGAGATGTATTCCAGCGGCTAATATTTTGGTTAAACGCCTTTGCCTCGTAGAATATTTTACTCATATTCTCCACCTTAGATACATCCCAACCACCAATATCTTGGTTAAATGCATGAGCCTTATCGAACATATGCCTCATACACGTCACGTTAGATGTATTCCAACGGCTAATGTCTTGGTTAAATGTATAAGCCTCGTAGAACATACCAAACATCTTCGTCAATTTAGATATATCCCAGTTACCAATAGGTTGGTTAAATGCCTTGGCTTTCCCGAACATCCAAGCCATCTTCGTCACATTAGATGTGATCCAGCCACCAATATTTTGATTAAACGCCTCTGCATGGAAAAACATACGGCTCATATCCGTCACTTTAAGCGTATTCCAGCCTTTAATTTCTTGATTAAATACTAGAGCACCATTGAACATATCTGACATAGATGTCACGTTCGATGTATTCCAGTTGCCAATTTTTTGGTTAAATGACTCGGCCCCGCTGAACATGCCTCTCATATCAGTCACATTAGATGTATCCCAGTTGCCGATATTTTGATTGAATGTTTTGTTATCCTTAAACAGGTTACTCATATTTGTTATATTTGTCGTTACAACACGAGTCACATCATCACCATCGGCAATCATCTTACGCAAGATAGCTTCATCTACAACTGTATATATTTTCCCATTAATAATGCCGGTATCGTTAACCTTCGCTGATAATGGCGAAACTATGGTTCCATTCAAGCTGGATTTGTAAAACGCACCTACATTATCGCTCGAACGTGCATTAAGTGGTGTCACAGTTAAAAGAGCCACAGTTAGTATTTTAAACTTCATAAAAATTCCATGTACGCACCCCGATTATTGAGGTGATGATAAATTGTGCAAACCCCACGGTAACCACAAGGGGGTATGGAGTCTGGTAAGCGATTGTATATTAAGTTTATTTTTTATGCTAATAGAATTGGTATAAATTAACTATCAATTTATCTTTAAGTAATATTTATAGAATTTTCATTGAAATAAAAATAGAGATAATGCTTTTTATAAAGTTGAATAGCCTGTCACTTTGTGACAAAAGGTGTCACAACTTTGACATTATCGATCTTTAAATGATCGTTGAGATCCTTTATATATAAGGCTTTCGGGATATCAGCATGTCCATACTTATGTCAAAAACGTAAAAAATTGCGAAAACGCGGTAGGCGAAGAGGAGTGAATTTATCGGGGTCTCACGCGCATGATTAAATGTTTTCCTCTACCATCAGAAATAGCTATGTATTATAACGAACATTACATACAACTGTATAAAACAGGCTCTGTTCCCTTTTAGT